ACGTTGCCAAGCTCCAAACTTATTAACAAAGTCAACTTGAACAGGCGTATACTTACATTCTGTTTTAGGTACAAAAGTAGCCGTAAATAATACCGTTGCGCTTCCGTCAATAATTTCGAATCTGTTTCCAACTGCGGCATAAGTTGAAAGAACTCTAGGAATATCTCTCCATACGTTGTTTGTAAGTCCTGTGGTTGTTGTAGCGCCTGTTGATAGGTTCGTGTATTTGACCGAGTTTCCGCTGCCTGTGAATAGCGTTAACCAACCATACTCATCGCTTAAATCATAGTTGTAAGTGTAAGTACCTGAAGTTAGTAGATAGTTGCCTAAAGCAGGGTTTAATCCTTCTTCATAATATCCGTAGCCGTCAACACCATAGTGCGTTTGCGTAGAACCTACTTGAATAAAAGACGTAGTAACCTTTCTAAATAGCTTTAAACCTACGTTGCACCATTGATTAGAAGGAGTAGCCGTAATAATATTTGTAATTGTTTGTAGGTTATCGTGGTCTATATACTCACGGATATATGGCGAAACATCGTAATAAGTCGCAGGATTGTTTGAGCTAGGTATCATCTTGCTCAATGTATAAGCAGGCGAAGCAGGCATTGTACCTGTACCATTCCAAAGATAGATTTCTAGTTTTGTTTCTATCTGACCTGTTTCGTTTATCGTTACTATGTACGGACTTCGTGCGTTAATTGTTGCCATTATTTATAATTTCGTCTATTTGTTGGTTGAATAATTTGATAGCGTCAAGTCCATAAACTTCTACCAGTTCTTGCGGTAAGTTCTTATAGGCAGCCTCAAATGGTTTAGTGAAAAACAAGCTCGGTTTGATTCCGTTTCTAAACACGCTGCGAGCAATCAAAAATGCAAGCGATTTACGCGAGGCAAACTGACCACTCGACCTTCTTGGTGCAAGTCCTTTGCGCACTATCCACTTATCAAAAGCCTTAACAGGTGGCATCTTGGATTTGTACGAATAAGGGGTGTTGTACTTCTTTTTAGTACCTGACACCCCTGCATCTTGAAACGCCCCGTAATCTTCCATATAGAACTGCAGCGAGAAACTATTTGGCATGGCCTTTACATCTCCTTTAATGGAGTTATATAGCTTCTTTGATACGTTCTTACCTCCGTTGGTTAAATTGCGCTTAGAAACGCTTACAACGTGATTTCTGAATCTCTCAAGCGCCTTCTGAACTTCCGCTTTCTGCATCCGTGTTTTCTTCGTCCTTTGCGTTTAGGATGTTGATAATCTGCAAACCCCACATCGTTGGCATTTGACTGATTACCGTTTCCAATTGCTTTACTTGTTTTTCTGATAGCGTTAACATATTCGTGTTTTTAAAGGATTACTACTCCGATTGCTTGAGCAACGCACTCGTTAACGTAGTTGTTGTCAGTACCCCAAGCTGCGAACTCTTCTTCAGTCAAAGTGTAGTTACCTTGAGAAAGTTGTAGTCCGTCTGCCGTTAGTAGCTGCCAGTACGTTGTGCAAGTGGTTGCTTCAGTTGTAAAGTTAAGAACTAAAACGGACATTTGCGTAGCCGTTCCTGCGTTTAGTGGGTAGACAATCGGCTCGATTGCTACGCCTTGTGTTGGTTGTGTTTTCATATTTTTATTTATTAAATCCAAGATGTTCCGTTAAAATAAGATATTACGTTTAGTGTTGTGTCGTATACCATAAGACCTGCCGCAGGTGAAGCAATGGCGTTCTTTTGCGTTGTAGTCATTCGTGGGGGAAGGAAGCCTTGTGTTGTTGAATTAACTTGTAAAATTGATGAACTATTGATACTTGTAACAACACTTACTCCTTCAATAACTAGCGTTTGTCCTCCCGTTGTTGATGGAGCTATATGTATACTTTGTCCTGTTTGAGAAACTATCCTTTGTCCTATAGCTCCACTATTACCATAAAAATTTGTAACGTTTCCTGTACCATTAACTGAAATACTCTGAGTACCACCATTAAACAAAATTCTATCGGGAATAAGCGTTGTTAATTGTGTAATACCATCATCGCGAACATTAAGCAATTGAGTACTTGCGCTATTTATAACCGTAAAAGATGAAGTTGCAGCAGTCGTACCCGTACCTCTCACCCTCGCAGTCCCGTTAACGTCAAGTCTAAAGCCTGCGTCTGTGGTGGTGTTGATGAGTAGGTTGCCTCTAGAACTTGTTCCATCGTGGCATAAAATTAAGTTAGCTTGATTGTTAGAAACTGTTTCTCTTCCTGCGTGAATAAACAAATTTACAGGAAGTTGACCTGAAGCCGCAAAATCTTCACTATTTATTATTGCTAATTTTGCTCCATCGTTTCTCTGACGTAAAAATGTCATAATTGAGTTAGATGGAGATGATGTCGATGTTGTGGAAAATTGAATGCCTCCATTCCCCGATTGTGGTCTAATTCTAATTAATTGTGACGCATCCCAACTATTAGTCGTGACGCTTGAAACAAGTAAAGCACTTGCATTGTTTGTTGACCTAATTATTAACGTATTGACTGCTTGAATATATCTACCATTTGGGTCATCAGCAATTCTAACATTTCCAACATCAAGTACATTAATTCCTGAAACAGTTTGAGCAGTCACCGAGTTATTTAATCTCGCAGTTCCATTGACGTCTAAACGGAAGCCTGCATCGGTTGTTGTGTTGATGAGGAGGTTTCGGCTTGAATTAATACGCATTGCTTCACTACCCCCATTATTAAAAATATTGTTAGCTGAAGCAGTAATGTTATTTGAGCCACCATTCATAAAACAATCTGAATTTGAGGCTTGAAGAAATCCCCAAGTACTAGCTCCGTTATACGAATTGTGACCAAATCTAGCATAAGTTGGAGCGGTTGACCAATTACCTAATAAAGAAACTCCCGCTCTTAATCCATTCGTATCATCCCAAAAAAGGTTTGCGCTCTGCTGCAACACATTCCCCGTACCTTGAAACAATACTCTTCCTATTGTACCCGAAGCTATCGGTGTAGTGCCTATGGTTAAGCCTGTGGCTGCGCTTGCTGAAATTTCTACATATGTTGAGCCATCCCAACGATACGTCTTGTTTGTGTCCTCAGCTATGTAAATAGTTTTTAAGCTCCCTGAGGCAGGGAATGCAGCTAAATTAGCGAAGGTTCTTACTTGTGATGGTATGTTAATATTTACTGCCATACTAAATTTATTGTTTGATTGCTTAATGGTGGGTAAGTAGAAGATGCTACTTGGATTCCGTCTATTTGTAGATTCAAAGTTTCGTTAGGCAAAGTCAATACCGCTCCACTTGCTACGGTTGCCGTATAACTTTGGTTTGAGTTCGTTACGGTTGCAGGTTGACAAAAAGGTGAGTAACCGCTTGTATCGCAGATGGTCATCTCGTTAGGAATCAAGACATCGAATGTCATTGTCCATCCTGCCATAAAATTTTCAAATCTTTCCGTAAATGGCTCACAGGTAGGATTGCCGTCTACTACAAATTCTAAATCCCACAAATTGCCGTGAAGCATCATATCGTAGCAGCGATTCAATACTGCCAGTTGGGTGTTTAATACGTCCTGCTCGTTGTTGTTTCCTCTGAATAAATCAGTAGTAGCTTCTTTTGATATGTTGACTACATCCATCGCAATCAACGATAAATTGTAGCGTACTACGTTAGTCTCAAAAGATACGTTGTTGGTCATTAAGTGTACAAGCGGAAAGATTGTTTGCTTGTTTAAGTCCACCTCAAAAATGTCACCCTCCGTAGTTGTGTTTACGATAGGGTCATTGTCGAAATGCCATTTTATTAACTCTAATACTTTGTAAAATCCTGTCATCTTCTCATTTGTCTTTCAAGTTGTCTTCTCTCAATTTCGTTTTTTTGCTTCTCGAAGGTGAGATAGGTGAGACATTTAGTAAGTCTAAGTTTGGTAATCTCATCGAACTTAGTAACGTCTCCCTTAGCGAGTCCATATATTGACTGATACCATCCCCATCGCTTGGCAAATTGAGTTGTTTCACTAAAGTCGTTGACAGGCTCTTGTCCTTCTTCAGGTTCTTCTCCAAATAGTTCAGGGTAGCCGTCAGTAACTCGCTTCCTAAATTGTAAAAAAAAACCGATGCTGCAATGCAAACATCAAGTGGAGCAAACTGCATTAACTCCTGATGGTCTTTGCTTGGTGTGTACTCGTGGAGTTCGTACTTGTCTTTACTTCGTGTTTTGATAGGACGATACATAACCGCCATAGCTTTGTTATAAGTATCCCAACTCTGCAAGTGATTCTCCAAATCAACATATTCACCGAAGCTGATTTCCTCAAGGTTCGGAATGAATCCAAACTCAATGCCACCGATTTTAAACGTCTGCTTAAATTCAGGCTTTTCTGAGAATAGGTTTGTAAAATGTAGCACCATTTCGTTGAGCGAGGTAAGTTTAATCTTAGCAACGTCAGCTAATTTGATACCACAGAAAATCTCAATCATTTTTTGAGCAATAAACTCCTCATCGTTAGAACCTTTCTGCACGTTTAGAAAGTCCACATAGTGTTTAAGTGGGATTTCATTTAGTGAGGTAGGTACTTTTACTTGGATTTCCATAATGTTATAAGTCAATTAATCGTTTTTGTATTCTTGAGCAAGGACATAAGAGTAGGCTTGTGCTAACATTTGAGAGTGTTTACGCATACTGAACATATCGTTGAACACAATATGCACTTTTTTGCCAGTTCGTTTGTAGATATATTCCTCTACTATTGCTTTCATTTTAGGCAACTCATCGGATTGCGTATTGTCCATAGTTTGAATTTAAGCCGAGATTTTCCATCTCGTGGTAGCGAAGTGCATCTATAGCGTGGTCGTTGCCTCCTGCAGGGTTATTTAGCCTTACTCCGTGTTTATCTACATCCCAACAATAGCTTCTAAGTTCCTTGATGAGGTTTGTGCTTTGCTTGGTAACCAAATACTCTTGGCGTTGCATTACATCAATGCCGTATTTAATCGAATCCTTGCCCTTTGTAACGCCTTTAATTGTCTTTCCGAACCTTCGTATCTCTTCGATGGATTTAGGCTCTGAGGAATCAGCGTAGATAGTAACGCTTGACGGAAGTATCTTAGCGATGTCGGAGTTAAGCATTCCTGTGCGGTAAACAAGTTCGTTTACTATTCGTTTTCCGTTCCAATTATAGATTTCGATTGCTGCCGTTGGGTCGTTAGTATATCCAAAGTCAAGTCCGATTCCTATGAGTCGTGCGTCATCAGGTACTTTGTCTATTTCCTTCCAATTGCCAAAGACTACACCCTCAAGCATACCTACTTCACCAAGACCATACACACGCCACCAATTTGCCCAATAGTTAGACGTAGCTGCTTTGTCTCGGTTCTTTTCTATCTGACGGACTATGGACTCATCAAGTGCCTCGTTGTCTTTGTAGGTAAGGATAATGAAGTCTGCGTCAGGTTCGTCTTTTAGTTCGGTATGAACCCAAAACTCATTAGCAGGATTGAAGTCTAAGTAAATCTCTTTCTTGGTACGAATGGAAAGCTCTAAGTAAGCGTCAAAGGTTACGTTGTTACACTCGTTGATGTACAGGACGTCTCTCCTTGCTCCTCGAAGTTTAGATGCGTTATCAGCAGAGAAGAACTCCATTGTACTTCCGTTGGCAAATTAGTATCTAAGTAGTGTTGCATTAAATCTATCTTCTACAAACCTACC